TACTTTGTGAAATCGGCGAAGCACACTAGCGGCTCGCCGCTGGCGATTGACGCGTTAGTGGTAAGACGTTGGTATACCACTGGCAAACCTTCGTATACCGTTCCTGTTTGCATTGCACCACTCATGGTTGGGAATAGAATGGGGTACGCTGACGGGTCCCATGAACCCAGCGCGCGTGAATTAACCACCGCTATGCTGTTGCGCCAGCTTTCATAATCCATAGGCGATTGTGTGGACGCGCCTGATAGCCACGCGGCGCTTAGCACGTCTTTAATTGTGTTGGTGGTTGCCACGCCTGTAGCAGCAGTGCGCGCGTAGTTGCGCGCTGAATTGTAAACGCCTTGGCATTCAGTATCGCCGGCGCCCACAACCATTTGGCGATTGATTTCATTGATCATTTTGGAAGTAAGTTCACGTTGAAGAAATGCTTCGACGTCTTGCCCGGCTTGCGAATCGTTAAGCAATTCGTTGGAAACCTTGACCCATGAAGTAACCTTATTCAAGCTAAAAGTGTATTCGGTAACGCTGGTTGCGGTGCCTTGTGCTGTCTTGGTAAACAGCGGGCTACCACCCGTTCCTAAACTTGCTTCAGCCACTCCAGTGTTTAAAGTATTGTTTGTGGTAAGCACTGGCTGGGTAAAGCTAGTGGTGGTTTCTACGCGCTGGACGCGTGAAATTAAAGTGTCTTGCGTCATGGCATTATCAATGAACGTGGCCCATGAAGCGCCAGCGATTACAGCGCCGCCAGTGCCTACGGAAATAGCGCGCGTTTCAGCGTCAGTGAGCATATTGCGGCCGCGCAAAAGGTACTTACTGTAAATTGCTTGGTAATCTTCGGATGCTGTGTCAAGTGGTTTGTTCATATTATTCCTGTGGGTATAAACCCATTTATTAAGTATAAAAGTAGTACGCTGGATTACGCTACGCTCAGGGCGCCGCATTGCTCCACTCTAGGCCGCGGCGTCAGGCGCCACGGCTAGGCAATATTTAATTAGTAGCATTATAACTATACTTGCAGTTTACGCAAGTATGGTTCAAAACTGAGGCGGCAAGTATACGCGTCGCTTTTGCTTTGGTAGTTCCCGAACCTGAACCTCGGTATTAGGATTTGCGGGAAAGCAAACTAGACTTAGTTCCATCAGCTTCGCGCGTTGGATTTTGCGTGTGGGTTTTGCCGCCCCCTTTTCTCTAATCATTACTTCCTGTTCGCATATAAATCCAAAACTACATTGATTATAAACGCCAGCGCCCACTAAGGTATGTACCTCTCGCGCGCTCGGTGTATCCAATAGGCTACATTCAAAGCCTAAACCCACCTCATCCGTGAATACCCGTAGGTTGCCGGCGCTCACCCGTCCAAGTGGTTTGCTAGTGTCATGGTTCCAGAGCAAAACTATACTAGGATTATCCTTGCTAGAGTCGAAACAGTCAGCCGCTAGGGTTTCCCAACAGTCCCCCATATCGTACGGATTATTAAACTTAGCGGCATAACCTCCGATTTTCAGAGGTTCACCTGGCAGCGGTTCGCTGCTTGCATTTAGTTTTACCTGTACTTCTTTTCGTGTTTCAATTTTCATTAGGTGCCTTTCGGTTCGTTTGGATAATTTCTGAAATCAGCCGGCGCGCTAGCGCTTCGGCGGTGGCAATGTGGCCCACCGTATGCCAGTCATCTTTACGCGCGCGCGCCTCACGCTCAATCGTGTCGGCAAACGCGGTGGCGATAGCGGCGCCGTCACCGTCACCCACACCACCCAATAGACTTAACAGCCCCTTGTAGATCGGGGAACACTCAGCGCCAAGGCGCGCCACGTCGCAGCGCCAGCGTTGAACCTTGGCGGGCGTCCGGCAACTCGCCAGGTACTTTGCCTCTGCTTCGCAAGCGCGCGCCATAGCGGCTTGTGCGCTCGGTAGGAACAGCTCTAGCGCTTTGGCTTCGGCTACGGGCGCTTCGGGCGCCGCTGGCGCCGCGGGCGCTGGCGCCGCTTTGGTTGGCGCTGGCGCTGTTTGGTTAATACCCGCTAGCACTGTGTCAATCTTTGCGGGGTCAAGCGCTGGGAACCCAGCAAGTATAAGAGCCTTGCCAGCTTCGCTAGACATAACGCCCGTGGACACGCTCCCAATAATTTCTAAAATGCTCGCAATTTGTGCGCCGTTGAGGGCGGTATCGGCGATAATAGGCGCGCTGTCGGAAGGTGCCGGCGGTGGCGTGGTTTGTGTCCCGGTTTCACTTCCTTGTTCCGGCGGGACAGTTCCAGCCGCCGCCGGCGTTTGACCGTCAGGCGCCGCGCCTGGCGTTGTGGTGTTTAGCGGTACGCGTACTGTGTCCCCGCTCTCGCCAATGGACGGCAGTGATTCTAAAGCCCGCGCCTCATTGACCGTGAGTAGGCCAGTAGTTAAACCAATGTTATACGAACTATAACGGCTGGCGCGGTCACCCCGCTGTAAATCGTCAAAGTTAATACGGGTATAATAATCGCTGCCGCGCTTAAATAGTTTGCGGTTTACTTCCTGCTCTATAATGCTGGCGTAGTTGGCAAGCGTCGAACTGATAAACGCCGCTTCACCTTGCTCTTGTGAGGAGTAGGAAATACTTTCAGTGGCGCCAATCTTAAACGATGGGACGCCAAAGGCGCTGGCGATTTGCGCCCGGCAATACTTGCGGACATCAATCATCTGATTCTCTACCATGTTCGTGGACACGGGATTAAACGTGAGGCCGTTCTCTAGCACTGCAATGCGCCCGCTGTTAAATACTCCGCCCTGCTGTTTCTGCCATGACTCGCGCAACCGCCCGGCTGCTTCAGCGCTTAGTGTGCCTGGCATCGTTAGTATACCGCTTGGCCTTGCGCTGTTGGCGAAAAATCTAGCAACATATTCCTCCAGCGCCAATTCTTGTGCAATTAAATTACGCATCGCCGCGATTGGCGCCATGCCTAAAATGCCATCGCCGCCCGTGGCGGTCAGGCAATGTAAAATATCAAACGGGCGGAACATTCTCTGTTTGACTGAATCGCTCGCCTTCTCACTCACTGACCCAGAATAATATTGATAATACGGCTGGTTGGATTGGTCGCGCTGCATGAACATATAATCAGGGCGCAAATGCTCTAGCGATACCGCTTCACCCGCGGCGTTGCGCTGAATAAAACTGTAGCTGTTCCCGTATAGACATAAATCCGAAACCGTTAATTCCCTCCACGTGTGGGCCGTTTGATCTTCGTTACTTTCCACGTTGAGTAGCCCGTAAATACTGTGTTCTTTATCAGGCTCGGCGGTGCCTGTTTCGTAGTCGTTTTCTAGAACCATCCAGGGCATACGCGCAATAGTTTGCGAAATTAGTTTGACGCAAGCGTAAACGCTCGGCGCGCTCATCGCATTCTCAGGCGTCACGGTTATATTGCTTGTGCTGTAATCGCTCAGATAACTCTGAATACTCGGCCCAACTGGCATACCGATTTGAGTATTTTCCTCGAAGTCAGCCCGCGGGGGAGTCTTAAAAGCGCGTAAGAATAAATCTTTCAAAGCCATTTTAGATCGGTGCTTTCATATATTGAGGGTGTATTATTTTCCGCATCCTTTGAACACATACACGCAAGCGCTGTTACTAACGCGCTACACGCGTCTATCCGTTCTGTTGACTTTGCTTTGCTCGGCTTCATGTTGCCGGCACTATCTATTTCATTTACGCAATTTGAAACGCACCAATCTAAAACCACGTTTGCCGGGTGCTTGAGCCGGCCACTTAAAATTAAACTCTCTAATCTCTTGCAGGGTTCCGACATTGTTCGGAAACCTTGCCGCACTTCCACCATTTTAAACCCCTGGCTTTGCAACGTGGTTGCCAACATCGTGGCATTCCAAGGGTCATACCCGCACAGTATAATTGACTTTGCTATTTTCGCAATTTGTTGCAGCTTGTTTACAATTGCGTCATAATCAATTACGTCCCCGCTGGTTGCCTCTAAGTGGCCGCGCTCGCGCCAATCCTCATACGGTACGCGGTCTAATTTCGCGCGGCGGCGTATACCGTTTTCGGGGCAGAAACTGAAAGGAATAACGGTTACATTTTCTTCCTCATCCGTGAATATACAAGCTATGGAAGTAAGGTCTACGGTGGTGCTAAGGTCCATTCCAATATACAGATTTTGACCCGCTAGCGATTCAATGTCCAAGCCTGGCACCGCGCAAGCGTTCCAACTCTCGGCGCTAATCCATCGGGTTTCGCTCTCGGTCCACTGGTTTAAATACAGCCGGCGGAACTGTGAACTATAACCCGTCAGCTCTTGCGCCTTGGCGTGTTCGGCTTTTAAAAACTCAAGTGATACGGACACGCCTAGCGATGGGTTGCATTTCGCCCACACCTTTTCGTCATGCCAATCATCGTCCTTTTCAGCTCCCCAAATGACGGGCAGGAATGCTGGGTCTTTAACTATACCCTTGCGGACATGGTCTGCATACTGATGTAGCTTCCAACACAGCGAATTCTTGTCATGCCCCGCGGTGGTTATGCTAAGTATTAACGGTTGCGCGCGCGCGCCCACACCCGTTACCAACGCATTGTATAACTCCTCGCCCGCTGGCCCAAATGTATGGACCTCATCCAGTATAATAGTGCTACAACTTTTGCCGTGCTTATTGGCTGCATCGCTGCTGATTATATCCAACCGTCCCGAATTATCTTTAGACGATATGGTGTTCCGCATGACCTCTACGCATTCGCTCAGCGTCTTGGAATTCTTTACCATCATGCGGGCCGTGTCACCGCATACCGCCGCCTGGTCCCGGCTACTTGCGGCTATCACAACTTCGGGCGCGTTCTCGCCGTCAGCTAATAGGCAATATAATCCTACCGCCGCCATCATTGTCGTTTTCCCTTGCTTGCGTGGTATTTCCACAAACGCGTTGCGATAGCGGCGCGTCCCGTCTTCCCTCATCCACCCGAACAGATTTGATATAAACGAGTGTTGCCATGACTCTAAAATAAATGGCTTGCCCGCCCACTTGCCTTTATAATGGGTTATGTGGGTTTCAAAAAACCAACACGCATTTTCTGCCCGCTCATTATCGTAGTAGTCCCCTGGCGCCGCGGTGGCTACGGGGTCATAGCCTGGAATATTCTTGGGGCAAACGATCTTACGTTTTTTTGGCATGGGTAAACCTAGCCGCTAGCTTTGCGGCGCCGCTCACCGCGGCCACGGCTTGCGTGGTAAGCCCTACGCGGGCGCTGGCGGTCAGCCCGTAGGCGCTCATTATCTTTGTGGCTTCGGCTCTACAATCATCGGCGCGCCGGCACCACGGATTTAAACGAGGCCCTTGTGACGTATCCACTACGTCCCCACCCAGTGGCACCCTGCTATCTGCGTAGTTTGCTTTGGCTAGCGCTTGCGCGCAAATGCTAAGCATTAAACCATCCTGAGTCTTTAATACTCCAAGCGCTCCGATTTCACGCATAAGAATATCATAGATTTCTAAGGCGTCAGGATTATTTTGTATAAACGCCATTGGCGCTGGCGTACCGTTCGTCCCGTGTACTTCAGTCAGGGCGCGCGCGGTTCCACGCCACGAACCTTTATCTAATAGTATTTTCGTTGGCTGTCGTGGAGGTCCGCGCTTGCCCATTATAAAAGTATACAAAGCCCCAATAAATATACAAGTTAAACCCGTCATGTATACCCCCCCATTGATAACCTTGATAATATACGCATTTAAACGCAAATAATGAGGGTACTAAATAAAAAGGGCGTTATTTTATACTGGGGGGCGTGTGTGTTGCGAGGCGGAGTTCGGTTATAGGGTAATTAGCCCTGAATCGACACCCCCC